TGGCGAGATCGGTAAGATGTACGGCATCAGATTCGTAGAGTCCTCAATGGCTAAGATCTGGAAGGCCAGTACCTCTGGTGCTGTTCCTGTCTACGGCACACTTGTACTCGGCAGAAATGCATTCGGTGTAACTTCTATCAATGGTGGTGGAATTGAAACTATTGTTAAGCAGCTCGGTAGTGGTGGAACAGCAGATCCTCTCAATCAGCGTTCTACTTGCGGTTGGAAGCTCAACAAGACAGCTAAGATCCTGACCGAAGAGTACATGGTAAGAATCGAATCCACATCTGATTATCAGGATGCTGTAGCCAACTAACTTCGAGCTGTCGGAAAGGAGACAGCATGGAAACTAAGAAAACTGATAAGGTAGCAGTCGAAGAAAAGGTCAAGGAACCTATTGAGGAACCTATTGAGGAACCTATTGAGGAACCTATTGAAGCTCCTGCAGAGGAAGTAAAAGAAGAACCGAAGAGAGTAAGAATTAAGCTCCCATTTATCGAAGGCGAAGATCCTGAGAAGGTTGTCGGTATCAACGGCAAATACTACAAGATTCGCAGAGGTAAGTGGGTGGACGTTCCACCGGAAGTGGCTGAGGTTCTTGATAACTCGGATGCTCAGATGGTAAGCGCACTTGAGTTTCAGTCTGAGTATGAAGGCAAGGGCAAAGAATTCGACTGGTAATGGAATGGTAGGTGGGGATGAAATACTCCCCACCGTATTTTTTTAGAAGGAGAGCAAACCAATGACGATAAGAGATTTGCTAAACAGAATAAGCAAGGAAAAGTCTCACAGCTTCACTGATGCCGATCTGATCTCCTGGGTGAATGAAATAGAAGCGGAAGTGGCAGAACAGCTGCGTGTGACAGAAGTGCCGGTCTACGTTACAGGCCATGACACTGAGCTTGACACTGCACTGCTTGCACCAGCTCCGTATGACAGGCTGTATGTCTCATATGTGAAGGCCATGATTGACTATGCGAATGAGGAGTATGAATCATATGCAAACAATCAGGCACAGCATGTGCAGGACTTCCAGGACTTCACAGATTGGGTAGTCAGAGAAGGTAAGGCACAGAGCATTGGGTTCCCTACAAGATTCACGAATGTACTCTACTAAGGTGGTGATGGCATGGCGAATTTAGTAACACCAGTACAAAAACTCACACCGTATGAAGAGCGCATTATTGAATTCAAGGGCCTCAACAGAAAGTCATATGTTGAGGAAGGTGAGATGTCAGCAATGCAGAACCTGACATCAAGCAACTATCCTTTGCTGACTCCAAGAAAGCTGCGTGGTGAGCTGATAATGCCGGAAGGTATAGCAAAGCCATTAAAGGTCATCGTGAAGTTTGAACGCATCGCTATGATCGCTCAGAAGAGCGATAACAGCATTGCATTCTTCTATGGGCCTGTAGTCACAGAGGAAGATGAAAACGGAAATACCATAACTCGATATGATGGTGCAGAAGTGACATCTGTGACCGGCCTTACTGCAGACACAGAGATGGTAGCTATCAATACAAAGATATGTTTCTTCCCACAGAAATCCTATCTGTCTCTGGTCAGGGGGAGTGAGTCGGTGACTATTGGTACGTTCGGTCAGCTGAGTGCATCGAACGAAGTCACTACAGCTGCCGTGACCATAAGTAATACGAATGCGACTCTCACTGTTGCCGGTCATAGCTTCGTAAAGGGCGATGCGATTGACATTATAGGTCACCTGGCATTCACCACAGCCAGCAGTGAATTCGGGGCAAAGGACTGTAATATATCCTGCATCATTGAAGCTGTAAATGGTGATGTGCTGACTCTTCCTAGAGAATCATTCATCGAGCTGACAGGACAAGGTGCAAGGAATATCTCATTCACAGGAACAGTGAGCAGAGACATTCCTGACATCCATCATGTCATTGAATGGAATAACAGACTGTGGGGTGCATCGAATTCGGACAACACGATCTATGCATGCAAGCTCGGTGATCCTACAAACTGGAAATACTACCAGGGAACATCGCTCGATTCGTATTATGCACAGCAAGGCACAGATGAAAACTGGACAGGCTCTGCTGCTTACTCCGGTCATCTTATCTTCTTCAAACCTAACAGCATGACGAAGATATACGGAACATCTCCATCAAGCTTTCAGATTACAAATACTGTCTGTTACGGAGTCGAGGAAGGCAGCAGTAAGTCTGTAGCTGTAATCAATGACAAGGTGTTCTACAAGTCATCAATCGGAATCATGGCATATGAAGGTGGAATCCCTTACGGCATCTCAGACAAGTTCAACATGAAATTCAAGAATGTTGTAGGTGGCACAGAAGGCATCAAGTATTATGCATCACTTGAAAAAGAGGATGGCACATTCGAGCTGATGGTGCTGGATATCGACAAAGCTGTCTGGCACAAGGAAGATGATGTCCGGTTCAGAGACTGCTGCACACTTGACGGAAAGCTGTATTTCATAGAGGAATCAGATGCTGGCATATTCGAGGCAGACAAGATATACATCATCAATCCTGACACAGCTACAGAGAGACTTAGTCAGCGCAAATGGTCAGCTGAATTCGGACCGTTTGATGAGTATATCGAAAATCAGAAGATATACAGCAAGATGTCTCTCAGGTTCATAGCACAGCCAAGAACAAAGGTGAATGTCTACATCAAGATAGATGATGGTGAATGGGAGATTGTCAGGAAGTTTGAATATGCGGAGACAGGCGGTGAGTCTGTGCCTATTGTTCCTAGACGTTGCGACAGGTTCTCTATCAAGATATCAGGCATTGGAGAGTGTGAGATAAAATCGCTTACTCGGAGATACCGAAGAGGAAGTGGGGTGAAGCAATGATCATCCAGTATGACACAAGGCCTAATGCGACAGTCGATGAGAAGCTGATGTCATTGGGGGAGAGCATACAGCTTGCACTCAATGAGTTAGGCATAGCTGCGACAAACACAGCCACATCTCAGAGTGCAGACATAAGCGAATTACTGTCAGAGATAAGGAACCTTGCAGATTCTGTCAGCTCTATCTCAGGAGCAATCACACAAATAGACAATCAAGTCACAGCACTTGAAGAAAGCATAGCAAGCATAGAAGAAACATTGACATCTCTGGATGCACGAGTCACAGCACTTGAGAATCCGGAGCCATAAAGGAAGGTGATCATACATGAATAAAGAGTTTTGGAAAGCAGCCATGATAAGGGCAGCTAGGACATTCCTGCAGGTGGTTCTTGCAGTTTGGACTGCCGGAACACTTATAACAGACGTTAACTGGAAGTTTGTATTTCTCTCAGCATTCAGCTCCGCTGTGTACTCACTTCTTACTTCACTCCTCGCAGGACTGCCGGAAGTAGAGTACAAGGAACATATCTACATGAGTGCAGAGGAGCCTGAAGATAGCGAGGTGAAGGAAGATGGGAAAGAGTAATACAGAATTACTGAAGATAGCTGAAAAGTATCTAGGATGCGGTGGTAGTAAGTTCCGCAAGTTCTGCGGACTTCCTGCCGGTGCTGCCTGGTGCAATGCCTTTGTGGATACCATTGCAGCAGAGGGTGGCGATGCGCATCTGTACTTTGATGGTAAGAAGTACACCTATTGCCCTACATCAATCAAGTGGTGCCAGAGGAATCTCGCACAGATCCCGATCTATCTTGCGCTGCCGATGGACATTATCTACTTTGATTGGGAATTGAATGGCATACCAAATCATATTGGTTTTGTGCGAGAGAGAAAGTCTGACCTGGAAGTATATACCATCGAAGGGAACACTTCCGGTGGCATCGTAGCTAAAAAGACAAGACCTGTGAAGTATGTACAGGGTGTATTCAGACCGCACTTCAAAGGATCATTTGATGCAAACAAGGCTCTTACAATAGACGGATACTTCGGATACAACAGTATTGCCTGCCTGCAGAAAGCACTGAAAATAACCGTTGATGGTATTCTTGGAAAGGGAACAGTTAAAGCACTGCAGAAGAAAGCTGGTGTGTCTCAGGATGGTTCCTGGGGACCTAACACATCAAAGGCTGTGCAGAAGATGGTAGGAACACCTGTAGACGGATTCTTTGGCCCTAAGTCGGTCAAGGCACTGCAGACATGGATCAACAAGCAGAATGCCAAGCCTGTAGTGAAATCGAGCGCATCCAAGATCGTAGACAAGGCAAAAGAGCTTGCGTGGCCTGCAGGTACATCTGCCAGCAAATACGCATTTGATGGTGGATCTGCGACAAGCAAGTTCAAGAGTGCGCTGAACAAGTATTATCCGAAGCACATGTCATGGGGCGAAGGTGCTGAAGTCGGTGCATCGTGCGATGTATTTGTAGCTGTAACTGTCATGGCAACAGGTCTGTCTAAGGACTTTCCAAGAGGACTTGACGAGCAGCTGAAGTATACAGACAAGGACTTTCAGGTGCTTGTATATCACAGTGTTGCTCCAATTGATGTGGTGAAATCCGGAGACATTATCGAATACTACAAGGATAAGGATGGCTCAAGCAAACACACATGCATCATGGGCAACGGTGTGATCTATGAGGCACAGTATAAAAAGACATACGGACATGTAAACACTTCGCTCAAGAAGCTGAAAACTAAGAGGCCGTATGTTCGAATCCTCAGAGCAAAGTGAGGTGAAGTGAATGAGTAATAATATAACAGCATATTTCAAAGGCAGAGTGGGTGTGACAGAAGCTCTCTATCAGAATGACTATGGAATCATAATGAATTTTGATGAGATCAATCTGCCAGCTCACTTTGACTGTTATTTCAGCATTGACGGTGAGGACGAGGCTGTTCCTGCAGTGGGTTCTGACAACATGGTGCAGATTCCGAATGCCTGCCTCGCTCATGCCGGAAAGATAGAGCTGCATATTCCTCTGCATTCAGGAGAAAATGACAGCGAGGTCGAATACGTTGTCTATACAAAGGTAATAGGAAGAGCAAGACCTGTAGACGATGGAACACCGGTGCAGATGACTGCAATCGAGCAGGCCCTGGCACTCCTTCAGAATCCTATAGGCAATATGGAGCAGATTGTGAATGAAGCACTCGCATTCACCGGAGACACATTTGCTGAGATGCAGGCAGCACTCGATGCAGACCAGTCAGCATTCGAGACTCAGATGGGTACCAGAGCTGACACATTCGAGGCAGGACTGACAGCAAGACAGAGCCAGGTAGAATCTGATTTTGCCAATCTGAACGCACAGTATCAGACAGCTGTAGCTGCACACACGGTAGATTCAGAGGTTCAGAATGTCAGAGTGGGTGCTGATAATGTCACATATGCATCTGCCGGAGAAGCAGTGAGGACTCAGTTTACTAATTTAAAGAGCGATATAAATAGCGTTAAAACGGAAACAGCATCACCAATCTCTCTTGCATGGGAACATGG